GCGGCGCGGGGGTGATAGCGGTTCTGACTGACTACACTTAAATCGGTCCCTCGGCCACGCCCCGGCGTTGTGAACCGGGGCATTTTTCTGCCCGCCCTCCATAGCCTGACCCTAGGACTGGCGATCGGATAACACATGGCCCGAATGAGCCTGGATACCGCCATCCGGCTGTCGGCCGAGGTGAAGGGCGGCGGGAATATCGACCGGGTGAAGCGGTCGCTGCAGGATCTGGGCCAGGCCGCGCAGGTAACCAAGCGGGAAAAAACAGCACTGCGCACCGCAACGCTGCAGCTCGCCCGCGCCAATGACGGGACCATTGCCGGCATCCGCACCAGTGTTGCGGCGTTGCGCGGGCTGCAGGAACAGGCCCGGATCGGCGGCCGGGAGTTTCAGAAGTACGGGGCGGAGATTCAGCGGCTGGAGGGGAAGCTGCGGGGGCTGGATGGTACGGCAAGCCAGACCAATACAAGGATCGCCGGCATGGCAGCTGTTGCAGGTCGCCTGATTGCGGCCTACGCAGGGATTGAGGCTGTCAGATTCGTTTTCGGCAACGCAGCCGAGCTGGAATCGCAAACCAGAAGCCTAGAGGTGCTGACAGGCAGCGCCGAGCGGGCAAAGGACATCGTTCAGCAGCTGCAGCAGCTTGGCGCGGTTACTCCGTTCACCAGCACAGAGCTGATTGACACGGCAAAGCGACTGCAGGCTTTTGGCATTGAAACGGAAAAGGTCGTTGACATTACCAGGCGCCTAGCCGATGTCAGCGGCGCCACTGGTGCGGAGCTTGGCGGCCTAGCCACCGCCTATGGCCAGGTTCAAGCAAAAGGCAGACTGCAGGGCGAAGAACTGCTCCAGTTCCAAGAGCGTGGCGTTGCGCTGCAGCAGGTCTTGCGTAAAGAGTATGGATTAACAAGCGTTGAGTTTCAAAAAGCGCTTGAAAAGGGGCAAATCAGCGCAGAGGCTGTTGAGTACGCATTGCGCAAGCTGACCGACACTGGCGGGAAGTACGCCAATGGCGCTATTGCACAAAGCGACACCTTAAGGGGCCAAATGTCAACCCTGACCGATTCTGTTCAGGTTTTGGCGCAGACGATTGGCAAGACGCTAGAGCCTGTTTTTAAATGGGCATTAACGCAAGCGACCGCTGTAGTTAGCGAGATTCAGCGCTTAATTGATGAAGCGAATAATACCGGAGGAGCGAGAGACAGGGAGGCTCAGTATGCGCGAAACGCTGACACAGCAGTGCGGGCAATGGGGCTAAACCCATTAACACAGCAAGGCATGATGGCCGAGATGCGTCAGCGCAACATTGAACAGCAGCGTGCAGATTATGAACTGGCCAGGCAGAGAGCCAGAGCTGCCGCGCCTGCTACGTTGCCCGGCGCCCCATCAGCACCCACCCTGCCGCCGCTAAGCGGATCCGCCGGAACAGCGCCCAGCTCGACCGGTTCCGGCACCAACGGCCGAACCGCGGCCGCCGAAGTCACCAAGGGCGTCAAGGAACTGCTCCGGCTGACCGATGCCGAGATCACTGCAGCAGTGAACACCGCAATCGGTGAGTACGGCGGGCTGGACCCTCGCGGCCGCACCGACGTGTTCGCCAACATCCTGGCCCGCTCCAGGTCGCCGCAGTATCCATCCAACCTGGTGGACGTGGTGACGCAGCCGGGCCAGTACGCCCCGAACTTCGGACGCAGCCGGGCGCAGGTGACCAACCCGAACCTGTACGGCAGGGCGCGGTTTGAGCAGGTCAAGGATGAGCTGATGAATCCCCAGATGCTGGCCCAGTCCATTCAGGACGTGGACAGCCGGCTGTACTTCAAGGGGATCAGTGAGCAGCGCAACATGGTGCGCGGCGTGGACTTCCTGCGGGCGCCGGATCAGAACTTCTTCCACGGGCCTGGGCGCAGTGATCCTGGCCGCAATCCCCAGATCACTTCGCAGCTGCTGTCGGAGCTTGGTGATACCGGGTCGCTGACTGGGTATCTGGATCAGCAGACGCAATCCGCCGAGCAACTTCGCGAACGCCAACAAGCCACTACCGCCGAGCTTGAAAAGTTCATCGAGGCCAGGACCCAGGCTGTCGTCAAGCTCAACCAAGAAAGCGAGCTGCTGGGCGCAACAACTGATCTTGATCGCCGCCGGCTGGAGTACGCCTTCGAGCAGCTGGAGATCAATGACAGGGCGATTCAGGCCAAGAGAGAGTTTCAGGAGCTGGAAAAACAGCTGGTCGAGCTGGGCATCGATTACAACGCTGAGCAACAGCTGGCGCGGATCGAATCGGAGAAAGAGCACGCCCTGAAAAACGCCCAGATCAAGGCAGAGCAGGACATCAACGACCTGATGGCCGAGCGCGTCCGCATGATGCAGCAGCTGACCAGCCAGGCCGCCGAGCCAGCCGCCTTCCAGACCCAGGGCATGGCGATCGAGGCCCAAATCGCCACCCTGAAAGACGACCTAGCCGAAATGACCAGCATCGCCACCCTGGCGGGCAAGTCTGCCGAGACGATCGGTGGGGCGTTCGGCAATGCGTTCCGCGACCTGATCAGCGGCGCAGCGAGCGCCCGGCAGGTACTGGCCGGATTCTTCCAAGACGTGGCCCAAGGATTCGCGCAGATGGCCGCAGAGATCATCGCCAAGCAGATGGCCATGATCGCGCTGCAGACGATCCTGAAGGCGCTGGGTGCGGTGGCTGGGGCGTCCAGCGGCGGCACCTTCGCGCCGAGCAACGTGGGCCCATTCGGCGCTGCGGGGGCGAGCACGGCGGTGAGCTTCGACCCGTCCGCCATGGTGCCCCGCGCCCTCGGCGGCCCCACCGCCAGCGGCCAGCCGTACAAGGTCGGCGAGAACGGCCCCGAGCTGTTCGTGCCCTACCTGGCCGGCACCATCATCCCGGCTGAGGCCACCGAAGCGCTGCAGGCGATCAACAACGCCAGCCTGCGGGGCCTGCAGGTGCCGTTCCAGGCCACAGCTGCTACCGCTGCCAAGGCCTCACAGCAGGGCGGCGGCTCCAGCTCCAGCAGCGGCCTAAGCGTGCCGTTCCAGCGCGGCATGGAGGGCCTGAGCGTGCCATTCCAGCGCGGCGGCATGGATGGCGGCATGGGCGCTGCTGGCATGGGTGCGGGCGGCGGTGATAGCACCATCCGCTTTGAATCCGTGGTGATCAACAGCGAGGAGCTTGTCACACGGAAGCAGGCCGAAGCCATCGGCCGCAGGTCTGAGCAACGCGGCGCCGCACTGGCCCTGAAGCGCTACAAGAACAACCCCACGGACCGGCGCGGAGCCGGCCTGCCCTGATGGAGCTCTGCAACTTCCTGCGGTTCAAGCGCCGGGATGGCACCTATACCACCTGGCTGGCCCAGAACTACTTCATCGGCCAGACCATCGCGCACAACGGCCAGAGCTACCCCTACCTACCAGTGGCGGTGGCCACCAACTCCAGCACCCGAGGCGGTGATCGATCCGAGGCTGTGGTGGCCGCGCCGGTGTCGGCGCTGAGCGTGAACGTGTTTGCCGAGGCCAGCCGCGAACGGTGGCTACTGGAGGTGCGATCCGTCAAGATCAACCGGGTTGACCAGAGCCTCGGCGTGCTGCTCACCACGGAATATTGGGCGGCGCAGCAGCTGCAGGGCGACCTAAGCGAGCCGATTGTGAGACTCCAGCTGGCCAGCCCGCTCGATGCGGTGCAGGCGCCCGGCGGCAGGGTGCTGTCTCAGGTGCTGGTGGGTGCGCTGCCTACCAGCGGGAATCTGACGCTGCAATGACCTGCAATTGGCCCGCATGGGTAAGCGCCCGCCTGCCACACGTGATCGGCGCCGACCCTGACGACGGCGAGGGTATCTGCTGCCTGGTGATGGCCGCCAAGGTCCGCCGCAGCGCCGGGCTGGCCATGCCCGATCTGGACCCTCAGTGGTTCGCCATGGCTGCCGCCGGGCAATGGGATCAGCTGCAGCGGGAATGGAGGCGCCTGATGGTCCCCCACAGACTGGAGCAGTACGCGCTGGCACTCCACCGCCAGCCCCTGGGTCTCAGTGTTGGCGTGGTGGTTGATGACGGCCTGCTGATCGTGCATCACCGCCGCGGGGCGCAGTGGTTGCCGCTGGAGGTCGCCGGCCAGCTCATGCCCCTCGAATACTGGAGGCCCCGCGATGCTGCCATCTGATCGCTATCTGGCCGAGCTGCTGGGCCTGAGCGATGAGCAGTACGAGATCTGGCGCGATGAGGTCCGCAAGCGTGCAGCAGAGGCGCCCAAGCCTGCGGTAACGGCTGGCATCGTCGAGTTCACCGCAGCGCAGATCGTGGTGCTGGTCACTACGGCTATCAGCATCGGCGCCCAGCTGATCAGCGTCCTGCTGGCCCCCAACGCCCCCCGCAACCGGCGCACGGCGGAGCTGGGGCAGCGGCAGGTGCAGGGGCGCAACCAGACGAGCATTGAATCCCTAGCGCCCCGTGGCGGGTTTGATGCGGTCCAGGACGTGGCCGCAATCGGCGAGCCTATCCCCGTGGTTTACGCGAACCGGGAGACCATCGGCGGCGTGACCTATGGCGGCGTCAGGGTGAACGCCACCCTTCTGTGGTCGCAGATTTGGAGCCTGGGCGGCAGTCAGATGGTGCGTGCCGTTTTCATGGTTGGCGAGGGCCGACTGGCCGGGATCGACCCCAACGGGTTTGCGATCGGCGATTCAACGATCAACACTTATGACCTGGGCAGCAGCGGCGCCAACAGCAGCAGCGCCCGCATCACGATCTACCACCGCCCGGACGGCGGCCGGATCCGCTCGGCTGATCGCATCGCCGGCCGCACTGCTGCAAACGACATCGGCAACGCAGAAAATGACGGCGGCGCCGACGTGTTCATGGCCCGAGGGCTGGGCAACACCTATCAGGCGGTCTTCAGCGCCACCAGCAAGCCCAGCACCTCCACCACGTTTGGCGTTTACGGCCTGATCGGCAACAACCTGGGATTCAAGCTCAATCCGCAACTCCGGCCGCAGTTCACCACCAGGCTGCGGCCCATCGGCAGCAGCGGTAACGCGATCGTCGCCTGCGACATTGATCAGTCCGTGGTGGTGCAGCGGGCGAAAGAGGCAGCGTTCTACTCAACACGCTCCGGCGTGATCTCTGGGTCGTTCGGCCTGGGCGATTCGTTCACCTATCGACTCGACCGCAGCAGCGACTATCTGACCACGTTCCAGAGCACGCAGGGCGGCGCTACCTGGACCTCTGCGGTGGTGCTGCAGTCAGCCCCGAAAATCTACAAGGAAGACACCGAAAATCGGATCACCGGGTTTGATTTCGCGGCTCGCATGACGGTGAGCAGCGTGACACTCGGCACTGATCAGGTAGAGGTGACGGCCACCTTCGACGTGGACTCAGTGCGGACCCTGCTGATCAACGAGGATGCCGCCGCCGGCCAGTACCTGGTCGAGTACCTGATCGAGGTGGACAACGGCCTGACAGGACAGAGCCGCCAGACGATCCAATCCAGGTTCAACGTCACGATCACGGTCCAGAAAAAAGGCACCGATCAGTACACCTTTGAAGGCGACGTAGACGAAGACTCCGGCCCGGTGAACGCCCTCACCAGCCCGCGGCGGCTGCAGGCGTTGATCGTGTTCCCGATCGAGGGTCTTGACGCAGCACAGGAAACCGCTGCCGACGTGGCCAGCACCGTCGCCGGCCGGCAGAAGGCCTGGGACGACGCGATCGTGGTGGGCGATCTCTACAAGGTCGGCTCAGCCCTGGCGATCTGCTCCGGCCGCAGCCCCAGCGATCGGATCTTCGTCAGCGATTCTGAGGACGGCGCGGGCGGCACCGGGCAGACGATCGATGCCACCTTCAGTGTGGTGCGGGCCGGCGCTGCGGCCACGGTGAGCACCGGCACGATCACGGCAGCTGGGACCACCAGCACGACCCGACAGACGGCCACCACGGCGCCCCACCTGCTGCGGTGTGCGCTGGGCCACGTGAGCACCACCAACGAGTGCCGGATCATTGAGGCCGGGATTCGTAGCACGCTCGGGATCCGCATCGGCGGGCTGTGCAACTTCCGCGACTCGCTGACGCTGGCCGAGATTGACGGCAGGGCCTGCCTGTTCCGCGAGAACGACAAGATCAAGCGCGGCCAACGACCCAACGTTGACCAGTATCAGAGCGGTGTGATCAGCACTTCAGAGGAGCGCTACTCGTTCTTCCGGGTGTCGTTCCGCGAGTTCGGCGATGGTGCGTTTACCCAGCTGGCGCCGTGCTTCGGGATCCGCTCCGGCAGCGATCAGCCGACCTTCAACTACCTGCGGCTGGAGATGCCATCGCTGAAGCGGTGGGAGCTGCGGTTCGAGCCCCTGACCGGCTGGGAGATCCGCAGCGGCACGGCCACCGGCGACCTGGTGATCCTCGACGCCAAGCTCTCCGGTGCAGTCAGCGGCACCAGTGGCGGCGTCACCTGGCGAAGCAGCGGGGAGGTGGTCAGCCGCACGCGGTCGCAGTTCACGGTCACCACCACCCGGCGAAACGAGACGATCGGGATCCCCCGGCCGGATGACAACAACTACCTTGACGCCTGGGGGAAGCTCGCTGAGGCCTTCGTCTACGAAGAGGCCCAGTCCACCGCCAGCGGCGG